CTCCCAATAGCCACAAACTCAGTGGTCGACGGAATATTCACCACCTCCTGGTAAGGATACAAATAAGGAATCACCATTTCCTTACCACCCGGCACCGCCGCGTCAACATCAACTCCGTAACATTGCGACGCCCGAGTAATCCCCGTATCCTGAACAACATCCACCAACGGCGTCGTGGCGCCCATAAAATGGCGGAAATTAATGCGCAGCATACCATACTGATATGGACTAGCTGCAACATCAAACCGCAAATTCAAGCGCCCCGACCAACAACCACATCCCTTAAGCCTTTGCTTCACCATCGGGTCATTGACCCACAAGGCCCAAGGATTAATGGTCGACTCCGTCGTGGCTGACGTCCAACTAAAGTTGTCAATCACCACCGGCCTCATAAAAAAGTCATCAGGGGGAAATTCAAGCCCATGGTTGCTTAACAACCTCGGCACTTCCTCATACTTCACGATCTCAGTCGTAAAGATAGTGTCGAAATCATCGAGCTCCCTAGCTTTCACTTCCACCTTCGCCACATCAACAACAGGAGCATTCATGCTCTCCAACGCTGGAACCACATCCTTGCTCGCCACATTGTTAATACCACCTTCAATCTCTTGAAATTTTTCTGCAAAACTAATGATTTTTCACCCCACACAGCAGTCTTATACTGTCGGGGTATACGCGAACTGACACTTCCACCTAGGGGGGCTGCCCCAAAGCTCCGTATCCAAATTCCACCATCGGCGGGCGGGGTATCGCGACCCCCCTACCCTTTTGACACCTATCTAGGTGGAATAGGCCTAAAAAACCATTATGAAACCGCTCGGCTAGCGATTCCTGGCGTACCCTCAAAGCGGGCACTACTTGCTCGACACTCAGTCGAGACTGAGTACTTCTACCGCGCTCTCCAGCGCGACGGCTCTCTACAGGTCCCAAACCTTAAACTGCCCCGACTCCCATCGGGCCTTCAGTTCCTGGTCGGACTTGAACGAGTACCGCTCAAACTGGGGAGGAAAATGTGCCATGCACCTACGACACACGCCACGAATCACATCCCTCGTGACGTCATCATGCATGAACGCCTCCTCCCAAGCTTGTTGCACCGTCGAAAAGTGACGAGACCAATCTTGGTCCTCGTTACCACTAGGACGGTACGCCAACAACGACTTCAAGACAGAGGACAACTCCAAGGGAGCATATACATGCTCCTCGTCCACCTTCCTAAAGCGCCTCTTCAAAAACGTCACGTCTCCCGTATCCTTGAACTCTCCTTTCGAAAAGTCAAGCGAAGTAATGGTCTGACCCAGGTACGCCATCTCACGCACCACCCGGTCGGCACTCATCACGTCGCTAAACCAGAAGCGTTCAACCTTGGCCACGTCGTCACCATACAACGCCAAGGACGAACACACCTTGTCCACGAACTCATCAAACGGAAGGCGAAACACACGCCAGTACACCATGAACCAGTAAAACATGTTCTGCAACGTGTTAACTTCGGTGGTAAAAAACCACCCCGAAATGTTTCCTGGGTACGAAAATACCCAAGCGCCATCAACATGGCGAAGAACGCGCAGCTCAAGCAAGAGCAAACACGCCAAAAACCTCTCAAGCGCCGACTGCGCGAAGTAAAACTTGCACAACATTCTCCAAATCGCATGGTGGATCAACATCTGACCCACATACTCAAACGACTTGTCGAACTTGTTGTAGTCCCCCTCCCTACGGAAGTCACCATCAATGGACGGAGACAACCTACGATGGACCTCGACCCACTCAGGGCCAGAAGCATTGATCCCAATCATGGACCCAAGCTTCTTCATCGTCTTCAGCAACTTGGCCCTCGCAGGGCCAAGAAACATGCGGTTTAACACGTTATTTGAAAACGGCTCGCTCTCAAAGAGCCGAGTCGCTCCACTCTCGTGTTTCGCTGCCGACAACAACTCATCCTTCGTAAAGGTCGAACTCCGCCCAGGAAGAATCTCACCCCTTGCCAGACGATGCATTCGATTCTCAACCGTAGCACGCAACCGGGCATCAGCCCTGCGTGTCCACGTTCCATCGAAAAACTGCACTTCTTCCATAAAGGTCCCCTTCTTCCCAGACTCACCCTCGCTAGCCGCGCGAGTGGGATCGACAGGGGCCATCTCTGGCAAACGAGCAAAAACCTCGTCCAGGGCAAAGGGTTTCCCCTCTCCCTGCAAAACACCAGCCTCCAAATGCCTAGTTAGACCAGCCACAAACTCTTTGAGGCCATCCACCATAAACACTCCAGGCACCCGCCTACGGTCCATCCCAACTTCAAAGGGAGAGACCATGCGGTTCGCCTGGATATCCGTGTCAAACCTCACCTCGGTTTGCAACATTGGAGTCCGGTAAACTTTACCAGGACAATGCTCCTTGAGAGCTTCAGTCACTTCCTTCATGAAAGGAGAAGGACGCAACTGGCTCCTCGCAGGAGGAGTTTGCACGGGAGAGGAACCAACCACATGCACATTGCACTTATCCCTAGA